AATTGACTTTGCAGCTTCATTCAATGCAGCTTCAGATTTACCATGACCAAGATAATCCCAAGACAAAGAGTTTAAAGAATATTGAAATCTATTTTCATCAATCAATGATGCAGCAATCATAGTATCCACTACTAAACCATTGATTTTTATACCTAATTTTCTTATCCAACATACGTCATACATGGCGTTGTGAAATATTTTTGTAGCAGGAGATCCACAAATATCTTTGAACCACTCCAAAGTTCTTTTCTTATCCATGTTTGGTCCAGAGCCATGAGCAATTGGAAAATAAAATTTTCTTCCTGGTACAGCAACGGCAATACCAACTACCTCACCTAAACCAATTACAGAACCCGATCCTCTTGTTTTTAATTCTGGATCCCTTGTCTCCAAGTCAATTGCAATTTCATCATAAGACCTTAGATCTGGATATTCTTCTGGTTCAATCCACTCTGTTTGTGCTTCAAATGTCGGTATTATCATACAAAACTTTTTTTATTGCTAATCCTAATTCTCTCGCAATTTGTGGGACGATCGCGTTCCCAAGGGTTTTAATTCTATTTGCTCTGTCTTTGTCCAATCCATAGGAAATCCCATTAGGAATTCCACAAATGTTGGATTCAATTTGCCACCAGGTTTGTTCTTGTTCATTCGTATCATGTCTCCTACTATTGATGTTCTGTTCTTCTGACTGATCGGAAACGTCACGTTCTTCCCGTCGTTCGTCGTAGGACTGTAATGCATTTGTTTCTTCTCTAGATACAGCATCGCGTCCGATAGTTTCGCTCCGAATGTCGACTCTGGTTTGTTCTTCTTCCTCAGAATAAAACCTCCAGATTTTGTCCTCTCCACTCTTTCCGATTGTTCTCCACCCTCTTCGCATCCCACTGTTGGTGTTGGATACATTTTCACTGCTGCTGTTAAATTGTGTTGAGCTGCTGCTTTGATTCCCTTTCTCTTGATCAATGTTTCTGGGTTCTCCTGTCCTGACGATCTCGGTGTTGGATACATTCTCATTGTTTCTGGATCTACTTGCTCTCTCAGGTTCGCGGGTCGTGTTCTTCCCTTCCTGTGTCCCTGTTGCAGTTTCAGTGTTCCTTCTTTCGATCTTGGAGGTAAGTGATCCATTGTGTTCGGAGTGGCCCACAATCCAGACTCTGTACCTCTGGTGCCAAGCACCGATGCCTGAAGCTGGAATAAGGAAACATTGGACTTCGAAACCTTCACTTTCCAAGTCGTCTTGCACCTGTCTGAGTACCATGCCGTCTTGGATGTTAATAATTCCCTGCACATTCTCGCCAATAATGAATTCTGGTTTGATCTCCTTGATAAGTCGAAACATTTCTGGCCAGAGGTAGCGGTCGTCTCCTGTGCCTTTTCTTTTTCCTGCGACTGACATTGGTTGGCAGGGGAATCCTCCCACAATGACATCTGCGTCTCCTTCTTTTCCTTTAACATCTTTTATATCCTCCTCTATTGGTATGTTAGGAAAGTTTTTTTCTAAAACTTTCTTACAGTATTTATCTTTTTCAACAAATTTTACAGTCTCAAATATTCCTGTAGAATCTAATCCTAATGCAAATCCTCCTATGCCAGAAAATAAATCTAATACTTTTAATTTATTTGTCATCCCGTAACTTTTTTATTTCTAGTTCACAGTAATGAATAATTTTTTCTAAATCTTTAATCTTATCTTTTTTCAAATACCTACAAACGTATTTTACAACACACCCTTGGAAGAATGATAAATTATTTTTTGAAATAAATTCATACGGTTGTATGCGAAAATTTTTATAATGTGATCCTCCAATCTGTCTTTCTTGTGGTGTGATAGAATCAAATATACTTTTGTCTGTCATAAATTATAACCGTACCTTTCTATTTTTGCTCTCATCAAGTATAAATTTCTTTTACTTCGCGTGACACCTACGTACCAAACTCTGTGTTCTTCGTCTCTTTTTTTACTACTTTTTACCACAGCTTCTCTAATTTTCCTAGCGTTATCTAAAACTAATAAAACATTCTCTGATTCACCGCCTTTTGCTGCATGAATCGTAGAAATTTTTATTCTGGCATCTTCATTTAATTTTTCTTTGTTCGACAATAATAATCTAATATAATTTTTTTCTTCATTATTAGCTTTGTCAAAAGCTTCATACCAAGGAACCAACTCATTCCAATTATCAGTGGACATATAATCTTCAACATCTTCTTTTTGTGTTTGATCTAAATCTTGTCCGTCTGACCATCTTGAATAATAAATAGCTGCTTTGTATAATTTTGAATTATAACTTTTGATATATTTATTATCAAAATATAAACCTTTTAATTTTAATTCTTTTGCTATTTTAATAGACTTATCAATTGTGCGAGTTAAAATTAACCAGTTATCTTTGTGTAAATTAACATTATCCAGGTTATTTATTTTTATGGAACTACCCTCTTCATTTTTAGGAAAATAATCTTTTGTCGCTCTAAGTCCTTCTATTCTACTAACAATAATATTTGAAATATCTTGTATTTGTATGGGAACCCTTCTTGATTTTTTTAAAACAACTTCTATTGCAGGTTCTTTTATAAATCTATCAACATCTGCGCCTGCCCATGCATAAATAGCTTGATCATCGTCTCCTGCCAAATACATGTCTTTAGTATTTGATTTTAAAATATCAAACATTTGCCATTGAATTGGTGATAAGTCTTGAGCTTCATCAATAAACACCACATCAAACTGTGGACATAAATTTTTCTTTTGTATGAATTGATGGATCATATCTGTAAAATCAATTAAATTATTACTGTCTTTGTATTTAATATAATTAGCTGCAACATGTTTTAAAATATTTGGTTTAATATCTTTACTATATTCTCCTGTGCAATACTCATCCCAGACTTCTATATCTTTCTCTCTAGCCTTTGTTATAATTTGAAAGTATTCATTATCACATGTTAAATAAGGTGAGGAATCTAAATCTCTTTTTGCTTTTACACTCACACTTAAACTTTTACCAAGATCATCATAGTGATAATCTTGCATAACATTTTCTTCTTTTAATCCTAAAGTATGAAAAGCTAATGAGTGTAGAGTTTGAAAATGTCTAAGATTTTTTTTTTGAAACTGTCTATTTTTATTTAACATTCTTTCTTTAGCTTCTGTTGCTGCCTTTTTTGTAAATGCAAAATAACCTATTCTTTCTACTGGTGTCCCTATTCTAATGTAAGCTAATGCTCTTCTAATTAATTTTTCTGTTTTACCTGTACCTGGAGGTCCATAAAATTTTTTTATCACAGAATTTTATCTTTCTCTTGCATAGAAATTATCTCTACTTCGTCTTCTTCTTTTTCAAAAAAAGACAAAGGAATTTTTACACAACGAATAGGGTTGTGTGATTTTTTATCTGTATCTTTTTTAGGATATCTTTTTAAATGTCCTAGTTCCGCTTTAAATTCTTCTATTAACATTCTACCAGTTTTTTCAAACTTCATTTTCCATTCTTTATTTTTTAAATAATTAAAGAAAACATCCATTGTAAAATATGCAAAACCTTCTTCTTTTAAAATAGATCCACTACTAAATGATGTAGCACTAACAGCAGGTACACCATGAATATGTTCTTCTAAATATTTCTGTAATAATTCTTTTGGTGATGTTCCTGCAGGTGGTGGTTGAACTGTTTCAGTTTCTTTTAAATTTTCTATAATAGTTTGAAACTCATCTTGTTTAATTCTTGGTGGAGCAATTGGTGTATGTGCACCTATTAATCTTCTACATTTCTCCATATCCATTAAATAATTAATATCTCTAGCTACAACTTGTTTACTCATCTCACCATCTTGTTTATCGTTAAAGTGAACAGTAAATCTAAATTCTGGTTCAGGTTGATAATCTATTCTTATTAAAGCTGATAGTTGAGGAAACTTTTTTTGTTTATCCGACATATAGCCAAATTGTCTTTTGGCACACTCTGATTTAATACAAAAATTTTTTATTGGATCTTGATCACACAAATGACCTGCAGTTGGTTTACGCCAAGATTTTATTTTATCTAATACTTTTTTATCGCCCCACTCTTCATCATATAAAATATATTTTCTTGCTCCATCCAAAACTTTTTTCTCCCAAAGATCTGGATATTTCTTTTTACAAAAAACCATGTAATTAAATAAAAAACGATCTCTTTCATCTGGTAATTTATTACTGTCATCAATTGTTTTTGATATTGCTTGTAAACATGGAGGGCCATCATTAAATTCTTCGGCACCTCCGGTAAGGATCCTATTTATATGTGCATCAATAAATGAATTTAACTCTTGTTCTGTTTTTAAATTAGCTTCAACAACTTGTATGTATTGATCAAATTTAAATTCTGTGCCATCTAAATTCAATGCAACTCTTTCTGTTTTATTATAGTATGGTAGGTTTATAAAATTACCGTTTGTAAAACTTCCATCAGGCCCAGTTCCAAGTTCCGTTTGTTTTGGATATATTTCTGTTGTCGTATTAAGTTCTAATGTATATAATAGTTTGTCTAAAAAATTTCTTAAAAAACTAGCCTTAACTTTATTTTTTGTGTGAACATATAAATGAAGTCCACCACTTTTTGATTTAACTGGTATTACAGGTAAATTATTTTTTTCTATGATTTCTAAATATTTTCTTGGACTAAAATCTTGATATGCTTTTGAATCAATGTCAATGGCACCAAAATTAACCATACCATCATCATCACAAGGTTGTATACCTATGGATTTCTCACCATTAAGATGTTGAATATAATCTGTGTCAGTTAGTTGTTTGCCTGCCCAACCGTGTTTTACTTTAAATTTACCTGTTGTCGTGTCTTTGTATCCGTTACTAACTTCTGCGTATCCATAATCTCTTTTTAATCCATCAAATATCTGTATAAATTTCTGTTCCATGCGATTTTTTTGTGGGCACTTCTACTCTCGCTTCGGTGCCCACAACCTAGGATTCTAGTAGTGAGAATCACTTGCTGTTTGCTCTTCACCATGTTTTACTTCAACATCTCCCTTAGAAATGCTTGCAGCAAAACCTTTTGCTTGATGGTAAAGATCAGCATTTTCTACAGGACCAACTTTACTAACTTCCCAACCAAACCAAGTTCCTTTATCGTTTGATTGTTGTGTAGTCCTTAATAAATACTGATGACTAAATGAAGCTGGAGTAAACATTCCATTCTTTCCTTTCAACTTTATGCTCTGCATCATACTGTTCCATTTTCTACTAATCTTTAATTGTGTAGATTTCATGGCAATTAATGCAGTAGTTGGAACCTTACCTGCAACTATTACAAAATGTTGAGCAGTTTTTTCAATATAGTTACCGTTAGATAATCTATCTTTGAAATCAGATCCTCTAGTTGTTTTAGTCATGATATCTGAAGAAGATGGATAAATATTTACTGGCGCACCAGATCCATCTTTACCTCTATCTCTCCATTCAACATACTCTAGTTTATAGTAACAAGGTATTACATTAACACCTTTTTCACCATTAAAGACTTCACCTGTTACTGAATTATAAATCATTCCAGGTTCTGCCCCTTCGACATACTTGCCATCTCTTTTATTTACCTCTGGAGATAGTTGTCCAAGTATTTTTAGAAATGGTAACGCAAGATCTTCTTGAGTTATTTTATCCATTCCCATATTTGCATCAGCTTCAAATACATTTGTAGCTATTGCATTGTTAGGTTTCTTGATTAGCTCTTCTTTGCTCATCGTTCATTCTCCTTATTTACTTGTTATTTTGGTTCGGTTTCCTGCGAACACATTAAATAGATCCGTGGGCATCTCTTTTCCAGATTCGAGACGCTCACGAACCAATGCTTTAAGTGTCATGGGTTCAACCTTTAGTTTCTGGACAGGTTGATACCCTTGACCTTGTGCAAGTTCAGCGTAAGACGCTGCCTTGTTGTCCTCGTTACGACCGAAGGAAACAGTAATCTCATTTTTAATAAGATCGCCTAGGCCATTATTACGAAGCCAGTTAAATGCTTCTTCTTTTTTAGCTGCAGAAATAGAAGCACCATAGACGGGTTTCACTTCAACAGAAGATCCGTCTGCTAATTTTAATGTAGAAAGATTCATCTCTTGCATCATAGTTGGTATTACTTCACCTGATATAACATCAATATCTTTCTTTAATTTTTTTATTGCTTCCTCTTTTGCTGTAAGATCATCCTCCATAGCTTTAAGTTTTAAAACTTGATCGGATAATGATTTAGCGTCATTAACTTTTGTTAATGAGTCTTGCTTATCTTGTTCGAAATTTATATTCATGTTACCTACCTCCTGTAGTAGTAGAATAACCACCATGAACACCACTATAGTTTATACTATCCGCATTAGGTGCACTTGGTCTTGAATACCACATCCAAGTTTCTTTATTTTTAATGTCTCTTTCTTTTAAATCGTTAGCTCTTTTTAATTCAGCTGCGATTATTTTCAACGTTTTTATCATGTTATATTTTCCTTTCGTGTGTTATTTATAGTTATATAAAATCCTATGTCAATCTTATTCTTCAATCTTTCCTTTCTCGTATAGGTTGACTTTTATTGGATAGTACATCTTTTCTTGTCTATCCCATTTTAAAAAATTAAATTTCTC